CTTCCTTGTCGCCGGCCGCCGATGCGCCGGCGTGGATCTCGGAAATGATTACGGTGCAGTATTGAGGATCGTCGTCGGCAAAAAGGGCCGTGAAACAATCCGCCCCGCCCACGGGTTGAGAATTGTCGATCGTAAAGCCGGCCGATCCGGGCTCGACATTATAGGTCGCCGGATCAATGCGACCCATTTTTATAGTATCCCAGGATATGACAAAGGGCTCGTATAGTTGATCGTTAAAAACGCAAAGATTGTCCTCGCCAAAAACCCGATCGCAAAAATAAAGAGTATTTTGCCCGATTGTTATGTCAACCAGGCGGATAATATCGACGTTCGGATTGTCGATGGCGGTCTCTGTAAATGCGGATATTGTCATTTAAATTATTTCGATCACGTTTAACCCGATGCGCGTCCGGGCGGCGTTGTGATCGTAGTCCTCGTTTATGTCCTCGGTAATCCGACACAAAAAATAATTTTCGTCGTGATCCTTTAAATAAAAAGGCTTTGAGTTTTCGTCGATTTCGTCCATGGCCGCTTGAAAAGAGGCCAGATCCGTTGAGTCAAGAAAAAGAGTATAAGATCTCGCCCGTCTTAGATCTCCCATTTTAGAGGATCTTTCCAGGCCGCCGACGGTGCGTTGCCATCTCACATTTGATGATCTTTTTAGGGTCGGGATCGGGTTGATTGTCGCCTCAAACTCCCGGCCAAAGGATATAAATATCTCGCCACATTTAGGGTTTTCCATGGACGAGAGGGTCACGCGCAAATATCTGTGGGTTATCGCGGCGCCCAGCTCTTTAATGATTTGATCGTTGTCCGCTTGATTCCAATCGGTCACGGCGTCGTTAATGTCGCCGGAAAAATCATCGCTGCTGTATTGGAATTGCATATCCTCGCCGCTAAAATTGTGGCGATTGATTGCCAGAAAATCGACGGCCAGGTTGCCGGTCGCGCCCTGGTCGACGACAAAATTTTTTGCCTCTGTTACCGTGTCTTTCCAAAATAAAGAGATGTGCCGGTCATAAAGCCGGGCCTCCGGATAACCGTCGTCGGGGTCTCCCGTGACCGAGACGGTCCCGGTCTCTAATATGTTTCGGGTAAATAAAATAATAGGTGGCATTTTAAGAAGTCCCCCAGCGGATATTTAAGGTGTCCAATTCTCGTTTGATCTCGGCGGCCACGACACGGGCGGCGCTTGCGTCTCCAGACATAAAAGTCGGTGCGACCGTGACGTTTACATTCCCGGCCGCCCGTCCGGATCTCTCCAGGTCGCTCTCTTGATTGTTTTTGACAATCTCGCCCTTGTGACCATAAAAAAGCCCGGTTTCGGGTAGTCCGGCGGGACCCGTGCCAACCTCATAAGATCCTTTTGCCAGCATTTCCATGCCGGTGTATGCGATCGCGGCGTTTGTCCCGATAAACTGGCCCACGGCGTTAAACGCTTTGGCGACGCCTTTCAATATGGTCCACAATCCTCTTAAAGCCGGCAAAATGTCGACTATCCACGATTTTAAATCGTGAAAAATATCTCCCGCCCTCATAGCGAAATAGTCCAGGTCGACGATCGACTCCAAAGCAAAAGATTTTACATTTTCCGCAAGGTCGATAATCGAGTCCGAAAAAGCCGTGGCCCACTCGGCCATTTCTCCGGATTGGTAAAGCTCGTCGACCCATTGCAAGAGATCCGCGAGATTGTCCTCCAGGTATTCCATAAGTCCGGAGTCCATGACCAGGCGTTTAAATTCGGTCCAGTACGACTTTAAGCTCTCCGTCATGCCGGCCCACATTGTTTGAACTTTCGCGCTTTGCCCGCCGAATCTTTTCTCCATGCCGGAGATAAGCGCGTCGATTGTGGTTTGTGCGTCGAGTCCCTGGCGCCCGATGTCTCCGAGTTGGTCCGCGGTCAAACCTAATTCTTCCCGCAAGATCTCAAAAGCAGGGACGCCTCGCTCGGCCAGTTGTAAAAGTTCTTGAGTGACGACCTTATTTTTTGTTTTGATCTGACCCAGGGCTCTGGCGATGCCGAGCAAAACGTCAGAATTGCCGCCCAGGGCGCTTGTCGTGTCGACCAGGGTCGTCATATCTTTGATTGACGGTTTTAATCCCATGGCCCGCATATTAGTAAACGCCGCGATCGCTTTTTGAGTGTTGATCGGCATTTTTAAGGCCCACTCGTTTAGCTTTTGAAACCACTCCGCGCCCTCGCCCTTGGTGATAGTATCTAAAGAGACCTTTAGCTTGTCCATGGACGAGCCGGTCTCGATAAAACTTTCCGCCAGGCGTTTCGCGCCCCAGCCGACAAAGGCGCCCACGGCCAGGCGTTTTAGTGAAAAAATCGACGACGCCATACGTTTGATCGCCCTGGTCGTCGCCTTAAACTCGCGCTGGGTTTTCCCCAGAAACTTATTAATCCGGGCGGAGTTCGACCGGACCGCCGTCCTGGCTTTTCCCATATCGCGGACAAAGGCGGCGGAGTTGACTCCGAGCTGTACGGATAGGCTTGCAATAACATTCGCCATGGAAAATAACCTCCGATTATTTTAGCTGATAGTAACGAGCTGATAGCTCATAGTTAAACGATAAAAATCCTTTTTACTCTGAGCTCTGAGCTATTTCCTATGAGCTCTTTATGTTTAAACTTTTAAAGGTTTCCATTATCTTTGCATTAAGCGCGGCTTGACTCTTTTTCCCGTGGGTAAAATCCGGCATAAAGTCCGCCACGTTTTTGGCTCTCCCCTTTTTCCGCATCGAATTATAAATCGTGCTGGCTATTATGGCGCCCTGGAGATCCTGCCGACGTGAGTCAAACGGATCTAAATTATAAAAAGCTCGCCAGGTGGAGAGCTCGTCGGAGTCCATGCGCGACAGCATTTCTTTGACAGTCATCCCGCCCAGGGCCAGGGCTAACTTAAAGTTAAAGAGTCGGCCGGGATGCTCGACGAGTTTTTTTCCAGTTCCTCGACGTCTTTGGGCGTCATTTTATTAATTTTACATGCCGCCTGGAAAACCCGATCGAGGGCGGCCGCGGACTTTTTGCCTAAAGCTCCGATATCCTCCGGAGCAAAAAGTTTTTTGCCCTTTTCGTCGACCACGGTTAAAGACGCCAATCTCGCGCGGACATTATTGATATTTATTTTGTTTTTATTGTGGTAAATAGCCGACTCAAAATTGTCTCGCTCCGCCGCCGTGATTGTCTTAACATAGACAGACCCGCCCCACTCCGGGACCTCGACCTCGACCTTTTTAAGATCGTGGGCCGCGAGGATCTGATCGCGGTTTAATAGTGTCATTGGAAATAATCTCCGATTGTTTTAGCTGATAGCTCATTTATGCATAGGTGATCGCGTCGGTGATCTCCAGGGTAATGGTCAAGGTGGCGACCTCGTCAATCCCAAACTTGTGCGAAAATTCCAGGACAAACGCGGAAAACGAGAGGCTCGTTGACGGGCTGTCGCTCGTTATTATCTTGAAGTTGACCGCCGTCCGGGCGTTCCTGGTGGTTCTCAAAAGGGTTTGTTTAGTGTCGTTCGGGTCCCAATTAAGCTCAATTGAGATTTGGCCCTCGTCCGGCAAACCTATTAGTTTTTCGCGCTTTGTGCTCGACAAATTGCTCACGTCAATAACCGGCGCGCTCCCCGTGGGTCCGCCGATTTCTTTTACTTCCCCGATCGCGGTAAATACTTCCGGACTCGCGGCGTCTCCAATCTGTAAAACTGTTCCTTGTGATTCTAATTGTGCCATTTTTCAGTCTCCTTTTTTTTATTAGCTATATTATTTTTTACATTCCCGCGGCGCCCCGGTGGACTCCATAGGCGCCAAGGCTTAATATATCATCTAAAGTTATAACGTTGTCCGGCCAGGTTGCTGCCGGGCTCAGTTTGGTTTCGTAGCCGGATAGATAGGCCGCGCCGTGCCGTGCCGGTGAGCCTGGTTGTAGTGTGAAGTTGTCTGAGCCTGGGTTGGTGAATAGGGGATCAGTAGAAAATAAAGTGGATGTATCTGTATCTGTATATGTTCCACTTCCTGCTTTGGCGGCATCCTCAAAAAGATTATATCCGCCAAGTACTGTTTTACCTGTTAGTATCTTTCTATCATCTCCGGTAGAACCTCGGACAATATTATTTCTAACAGTAATA